AAATCTAAGCGCGTACAGCTTGCGTGGATTGATAGACGACCGCAAGAGCATCAACTTTATCAAGCGCGCTATCTGGCAGAACTGTTTGCAGATTATGGAATCGACTGTGGAGTCGGGGACCTCGGATATGGAGCCATACAAATAAAGCTCATGCAGGATGGCGGAAGGGATAATGACGATATCAAATTCAAAGGACTTGGGATTCATAGATTTTTTGGGTGCAGAACTGTCGGTGATGAGACAAAGCCAGAAATGGACTATCGCCGAGAAACCGATGAGCATGGAACCCAGACTGGTAGATTGCAAATTGATAAAACAACTGTAATCCAAAATTTTGTAGATTTTATCGGAATGAGAGTCTCACATCCACTTTATCCACAAAGCTTAGAAAAGCAGAGGCCAATGTTTATGATCCCTCATGAGAACGATTGGGAAACCGATTTCTTAATGGATGACTTTACTGCAATTACTCGAAAGGACTTGGAAGAAGAACAACAAGTCAGAGTTGAAGATCCAAGGCAACGTGCGCGCAAGGAATACAACCATCCGCCAGACTCAGTTATGTCAATTATTTATAACCTAGTTGGCGCGCAAAATTTCAGACCTAGTCAATATATGATAACCCCAGTAAAACGTAAACCTAAAAATTGGTAAACAAAATTTTACACTGGTAGTATATAAGTCGTAACGGTCAATCAATAATACGTGGCTACCTGCTTAGGCTATAAACAAGGAACTAACTGCATGAAACGCAGTCATTCAACGCGTGCTACCAACTGGCGTCTTTATCAGTTATGTTATCAATGCTATTGTATTATAATTCTCAAAAAAACCCCGCCAAGGGGCATGGGTGGTAAATATCTCAAAATGGCTCTATCCGAAGATTTTCAGGCAATTCCAGTTCCACGTGGGAAATAACAATTTTAAATCATAGCGTCGTTGAAAAAGCACATTGACTTGGAGATCTAGACTAACTAACGGATTAACTAAACTTGGTATAATTGATTCCCCAGTGGCTCCAACTCCAAGCAAAACTAGACCGCTTGGCTCAGTTGGGGTTCAAGACGTAAAAAATTTCATGACATACGAAGCTATGCCAGGATTTTCGCAACCAGTCTGGGGACCAGAGATTTCTACCGTCGGGGCTTATTCGCGTGAAGGTTATACCTCGCGAACCTTTGATAGTCCAGCAATTAATTTTAAACAGCAAGCGGCAGCGCTTCAAGTTGATGAGGATGCGCAACTTGCAATTAATCACTTAGCCTCCCAGGTTACTGGCGGCGAACATTACATTAAAGCTGAAAAAAGTGAGTATGTAGATTTCTTTACTGAATTTACAACTGACTTGTTATTTGATACATGGGATACACGACTTGTTAAAGAATTATTATGGTATGGAAACTCTGTTTGGAAACCTCGCATGGGAATCGCCAATGTTCGACGTTTTGAAGATTTGATGCACATACCGATTTCTTCTTTCGTCCGTGTGTGGTGGGACAGACAGAGGATTCCATACAAGTACGAATTCCGTGGCGCGGAATACCAAGGCTATCATAATCCAGGTGAGATAATTCACTTTAATTGGAATCCCGTTGATGCCAGCATATTCGGTACGGGATTCGGAATTTCAATGACTTCACCTAGAGTCTTTACAATGCCAACACCAGAGGGTACAGTTACCAATACGTTACCAAGTTTGCTGGAGCGAAAGTATGCTACACAATTTAATATGCAAATGGCTGAACAACGTTACATATCACGAAATGTCTGGGTTGTAGATAGTGGTTCGGAAGAAGATAGAAAAGTTCTCGAAGGTCAGGTAAACAATCTCGAAGTAGGTCAGGATGTCGTAGCAGGAACTAAAGTCGAGGTACAAGAGCTTGGAACGCAAGCTCGTAACTTTAATCCGTCACAATTTGCAGATTTAACAATCGGACCAATATTGCTAGATCATGAACTGCTTTAGGCATTGTAACTTCTCACTATATGCCAAGCTGGTAGATATTTGTCACGATTTGAAGCTGGAGGCAACCATTCTACTAACGGATCTGGATTCCATGTTCCACTACTGGTTAATGAATTAGCTAAATCACTGGTAAAAGTTATACTATTACTTGCACCATCAGTTGCATTTATCCAGTTACTCATATCCACGACCTATTTGCCAATCCTGTGATTGATCTCCGCGTTTGTATTTATTCTTGATATCTCCGCGTACATCTTGTGCCATTGAATCATATATTGGATTATCCATTGGGGGGCTACCCATTCTCTGATTATTGAAATATGGAGGAACCTGACCTCCACCTATATCATGTTGCGGTAGATTCATGTTATCATCATAATATGGTTGATCAGTTGGTTGACCCCCTGGTTGCGATGGTTGTTCCCCTATGTTTCCTAATGCCATAGCGCCCATTGGATCATTATACATTTGTTCAAGTTGTACGTCGATATCCTTTGTAAGTCCTAATCCTGCTTGCTCGAATAACTTGCGCATTTCTGCTGGGTCTTTTGGTATTGGGGATTGTATGTAAATTTCTAATAGTTTGATTTGATCCTGCACGCTGATATCTTTCTTTTCGACTTCACCAAATTCTAGCTCAAAGCCCAAGTCTCTCCAAGGAACCATTGTTAAACCACCCGTGCGCGCATCAGGAATTCCATTAGCCATATACCAAGGCTTGAAGAATTTATCTACAAGTTGTTCTTTGATAGCGATTGGAAATGCTGAAAGTCCTATTTCGTCAAGTACGGCAGATGTTTTTGCATTTGCGTATTGATGGGATTCACTGCTGCCTTGCTTGCCTCTAAAGTCGTTCATAGCCTTGAATATTGGTCCGATTGTTAAATCTGCAAATTGTGACGGATTAAAGTTACGAGCTTGCGTTCCAAGCTCTTGTACCTCGACTTTAGTTCCAGCTACGACGTCCTGACCTACTTCGAGATTATTTACCTGACCTTCAAGAACTTTCCTATCTTCTTCCGAACCGCTATCTACAACCCAGACATTTCGTGAGATGTAACGTTGTTCAGCCATTTGCATATTGAATTGTGTAGCATACTTTCTCTCCAGCAAACTTGGTAGTGTGTTGGTAACTGTACCCTCTGGTGTCGGCATTGTAAAGATTCTAGGTGAAGTCATTGAAGTTCCGAATCCCGTACCGAATACGCTAGCATCAACTGGATTCCAGTTGAAGTGGATTAATTCACCTGGATTATGATATCCTTGGTATTCTGCACCACGAAATTCGTACTTGTATGGAATTCTCTGTCGGTCCCACCACACACGGACGAAACTAGAGATAGGAATATGCATCAAATCTTCAAAACGTCGAACATTGGCGATTCCCATGCGAGGTTTCCAAACAGAGTTTCCATACCATAACAATTCTTTAACGAGTCGTGTATCCCATGTATCAAACATCAAGTCAGTTGTAAATTCAGTAAAGTAATCAACATACTCACTTTGTTCAGCTTTAATGTAATGTTCTCCGCCAGTAACCTGGGAGGCTAAGTGATTAATTGCAAGTTGCGCATCCTCGTCAACTTGAAGTGCTACTGCTTGCTGTTTAAAATTAATAGCTGGAGTATCAAAAGTTCGCGAGGTATAACCTTCACGCGAATAAGCTCCGACGGTAGAAATCTCTGGACCAAAAACGGGCTGTGATAATCCTGGCATAGCTTCGTATGTCATGAAATTTTTTACATCTTGAACTCCAACTGAGCCAAGTGGTCTAGTTCTGCTTGGCGCTGGAGTATCAATTACACCAAGTTTCGTTAAACCGTTAGTTAGCCTGGATCTCCAAGTCAATGTGTTTGTTCAATGACAGCATGATTTAAAATTGTTTGAGGTTTCTCATGCGGAAGTGCAATGGCCTGGAAATCTGAATATTGAGCCATTTTGAGATATTTACCACCCATTCCTCTTGGCGGGCGTTTTTTAAGAATTAGAATACAATAGCATTGATAACATAACTGATGGATGCGCCAGTTAATTGCACGTGTTGAGTGACTGCGTTTCATACAGCCAGTTCCTTGTCTATACCCTAGGCAGGTAGCCATATTTCTAATATTTAGTGAACCCTTACATCTTATATACTACCGACGTGAATTTTTTTTTACCTAATCTTAGGTTTTCGATGTACAGCGGTTATCATATACTGACTTGGACGGAAGTTTTGCGCTGCAACTAAATTGTAAATAATTGACATAACGCTATCGGGCGGGTGATTGTATTCCTTACGCGCACGTTGTCTTGGATCTTCGACTCTGACTTGTTGTTCTTCTTCCAAGTCCTTACGAGTTATCGCAGTAAAGTCATCCATTAGGAATTCTGTCTCCCAATCGTTCATGTGAGGTATCATAAACATTGGTCGTTGCTTTTCCAAGCTCTCTGGATAAAGTGGGTGTGAGATTCTCATTCCGATAAAGTCAACGAAATTCTGAATTACAGTTGTTTTATCAATTTGTAATCTACCAGTCTGGGTTCCATGCTCGTCAGTTTCTCGGCGATAGTCCATTTCTGGTTTTGTCTCATCACCAACAGTCCTGCACCCGAAAAATCTATGAATCCCCAATCCTTTGAATTTAACATCGTCATTATCCCTTCCGCCCTCCTGCATGAGTTTTACTTGTATTGCCCCATATCCGAGGTCCCCGACTCCACAATCGATTCCATAATCTGCAAACATCTCAGCCAGAGTGCGTGCTTGATAAAGCTGGTGCTCTTGAGGCCTCCTGTTAATATATGCAAGCTGTACGCGCTTAGACTTACGCCAATGGATAAGAACTGAACCAACAGTTTGCGACGCAGATGGACCTGAACCATAATCTACGCCACCAGTAACAAGAATCTCATCTTGATAGATTTCTTTGAGTTCTCTGACTTCATAAGCTTTAAGCAATTTAAGATCATTGACATAACACGCTTCGACCATATCGGGCGTAATGGGTCGTCGTTCGGCTTTGAAGAATTCGCCGAGGCAGTGGGATAAGAACATTGAATGAGGATAATGTTTTTCCTGGTATTCGATTGCAAGTTCTGGCTGGACACGGTATTTGTGAATTGCATCATCGATTGTAAGTGGAACGTGTGGGAAAATTTCTTGAGGAAAATGATAACCGTGTTGGGTCCCACTGGCATTAGGATTTTGCTTGACCCATCTCCCTGAAAGAATTTCCTCCATTTCTTTTGGATCATTGATTATGTTTCCAAAAGCGTCAAATGTAAGTCTCTCTCGCCAATGTTTGTTATCGTATATCCATTCGCGTTGATCTGTCCGTCGCCAGCGTTTTTCATAATCAGAACCAGCTTCACCGCCGATCCCGAAAATATAGAGACGACCATGAGTTTTAGAAAGTGAATACATAGCGACAGGCAAAAAACCAATATCTTGAGCTTGAGCTTCATCAAGAACTAATACCTCGTTAGAGTGTCCCTCTACTGCGTGATATTTGTTTTCATCCGTAACTAAGTAAATTGTGCTTCCATTCAGCAATCTTATACGTCCCACGTTTGCTTGACCGTGTGGTAGGAATTGCTCAAGTCTGGGATTGGCTAGGAATGTTTCTTCCCTCAATCTCTTTTCAGAGAATGCTCCACGGTGATTCTCGTCGTCGGCGACCCACGTGACTTCACACCCAGGTTTGAATAGAGCTGTCCAAGCTATGATGGAACTGGAATTAGTTGTCTTGAAAGTCTGGCGTCCGTTGATAAACATGATGTCAGGGCATTCGTCCATCATCGGTTCAATCCAAAACGGAGCATGATCAAATGTTAATGGTGTTCTGCCAATCTTAGGGCGGAACTCGCTGATAAAATCTAAAACGTTATTTGGAATATCAAGTGGTAATTGTGCAGATAGCGCAGCATTAAGCCGTTGCTCAATCTGTGACATCCGCCAGTCAACGGAGTGCATTATCTGTTTCTGCTTTTATGGTTGGATTGTATCTCATTGCAAAATCTTCGGGAGTTGTACTCTTTAGAGTTTTCTCTATTCTCTTTAGACGTTTCTCGAATTCATGCGTTTTTAGCAATGATGCATACATTTGGGCTACATAGCCCGCAGTGCTCACTAATTTGTATAATTTGTCCCATTCTTCGTCATTGGCCTTTTTTGAATCACGAAAAAATTTCTTAGCCATGACGTCATAGATGCTAACTAGGGATTTTCCTACGTGAGATGGATCATTCCATTCGTAGCCTTGGGGCATACTTTAAGAAGAATTGAATTGCTTTTAATTATTCCT